ATGGCAAAATCTCGCTTTCGCTTAGACGTTCGTAGGGCATTGAAAGATGGTACGTACCCGATTCAAATTATAGTCGGGCATGGTACTAACATCTATCTTGGTACTGGTGTCTATGCCTCGGTCGGTGAGTGGGATGCCCGGACACAACAATATATCGGCAAAGGGGCACGGCGCATTAACGCCGCCCTCGTTTCTATGCTCGCTATGGTTACTAACCGTATCATGGAACTAAAAGAGACTGGACAATGGCCGAAATTATCACGTAGGCAAATCAAACAAATGCTTACCGACTTGGACTTGGAGAAGCCCACCATTGATGTACCTACACTTAGCGATGTATTTTCGTCTATGTGTGAGGGGCGTGCCGATCGTACTAAGGGAATAACCAAAAGTGCATCGTTAAAGATACAGGCTTTCGGCTATGACCCGGCAAAGCTGCACTTTGGGCAAATAACGACTGCGTGGTTAGACGATCTCTATGTGTCGATGTCTGGACTATCCGTTAATACAAAAGCGGCATACATGAAAGCTATTAAGCGTGCGTTTAATTGGGCAATAGACCATGATATAACGACTAATAACCCTTTCAGGCACTATCCCATAAAGATAGAAGAAACTCGTATGAGGGATTTGCCAATAGAGAAAATGAGGCAACTAATAGACTTGCCATTACAGGGGCTTTACCCTGAATATCGTGATTTGTTCATGCTTACCTTTTATCTGATAGGCATTAATACGGTTGATCTTGCTGACTGCACGTTAGATAGCATCGTTAATGGTCGCTTGGAATACCGCCGACACAAAACAAATAAGCTATATAGCATAAAGATTGAGCCGGAAGCAATGGAAATAATAAACCGCTATAAGGGTACAAAGCACCTTATATGCTGCTTTGATAGGTACAAAGACTATAAAGCCTTACAGGGTAGCGTTAATAACGCTTTGGCTAAAATAGGCCCTGCCCGGTTGGATGATAACGGCAATTTCATACTTACCGGGAACAATCGAAAAGAAATGCAACCTTTGGAAAAGGGGTTATCTTTGTATTGGGCACGTTACTCTTGGGCGACGTATGCCGCCGACTTGGATATACCTAAAGATACCATCAGTGAGGCTTTGGGGCACTCCCACGGCGCAAAGGTTACAGGTGTGTATATAAAGTACAATAGGGATAAAGTGGATGCTGCAAACCGCAAAGTTATAGACTATGTATTGGGTAAAGCAAATCGCCCGGGCTAACCTCTCGGTCGGCTCCTTGCACTATTCAGAAAACAGATTTTATTTTTTTCTTCGTAGATATAAGAATATAGCGTAAATGATCGCCGCTACGCAACATAAAACCCCGATATGGTAAATTGTACGCTGATACCATTTTAAGGCTTTCACGCCTTGTTTCTGCGGCTATTATATTGAATACCCCTTTTTTGCCATTTCGCAAAGCCATTTTGATAGGTTCTTCGGCTTTGCTTTTTCTATCATTTTATCCAATTCTGTATCTATCGAAATAGACACAGAACGTGCGATATTGCGCTTCCTTAAACGTGGCACTTTGTACTCGTCCAGTATGGCGTACACTGTCTGTTCTGACGGCACGCCTGCAATATTCATTATTTGCTTAATGGTGTGCTTTTGTGCCTTGTATAGGCGCACAACCATTTTACATTTCTTTTCGTCTGTCTTTTCCATATCAACGTTTTGTAAGCCATTCAGTTGCCTTGCGCAAGCTGTTGGCAAGTTCTTTTTTGTCCATATCGTCTTGTACCTCTAAACGCCACTTTGGGGACTTGCGACGATACAAATACATCTTTGTATCGTCTTCGCTATACTCTATACCATAAGGTTGGTTAAAACACTTACTACTATGATAACGCACCGCCCACTCTCCTAAATCTCGCATAACTTTTGCGAGTTCGTTAGCTGTCAGACGTGTATCGTCTAACATAGTTACTTTTTGGGTGCTATTAAAAGCACCATCTTCAAAGGTAACGACAATACCGTTATCTTTGTCAGTTAGCACCCACTTATTAGGGTGGGTACTTTGTTGTAATACATATTTACTCATAATACTTGCCCATTATGCCGATAGCGCAGCGTTTAGTTATTTATTCTTCTCTAAATTCTGGCTCGTGTGGTTGTCGTAATTCGTTTCGGCTGTCGTGCCTTATGCACTCTATTGCGTAGCCTCTTAAATCTATACCTTTTTTCTCTGCCATCTCTCTTACGTTTTCTTCATCGTAAGCGATAGCTGTATACTCTGCACATACATTTCCTTCGTATCTATTCTCTTCTTTGTAGAGAATATAAGAGTTTACTGTTTTCATTTTTTATAATCTTATATTTAATTCTTTTTCAATTTCATCTATCAAATAATTATCAGCACACAAATCAACCACGCCTAATAGCTCATTTGTCATTGAGCCTGTAGGGTATACGTGGTTACTAAAGCGATATTTTTTACCGTTGTAAGTGTAGTAACGGCTTTCGCTTTTGTTACTTTGTACGAAATGTGCATTATTTTCGATTAAATATTTCTCAAAGTTAGCTATCTTTCTTGCTAACTCTTCGTATCTTTCCATTCTTGCATCGTGTTCAGCCTTATATTGTGCATACGCCTGCACTACTGGCATATTACCAAATGTTCTACGATACTTTGTGTTTTTCTTCATTCTTTCGTGTCCTTGTTTGCCTCCTGTTTTTGTGTAGGTGAGCTTGAATGTGTATAGGGTTAAATTTTTCATTTCTTTTACAGTTTTTATGGTGTGTCTCACCGTTCTATATTTTTGTTTTATTATTACGATACAAAGATAAGCATATATTTTTAATATTCAAAGCAAAATGCTATTTATTTTGAATATTAAGGCGTTAAAATTTCTTAACCTATAAAACCCCACCAAACATATTTGTTTGATGAGGCTTTATTTTACTAATTACGACCTTTATATTATTTCCTTATCCTATCTAATATCTTTCTTGTTATATTTCGCACGCTTGGCACTCGCTTGTAAAGGTAGTATAAAGCTACGATAACGGCAAACAGAACACTTACACCCACTATCAGCTGCCACCAATCGAAAGGCTTAGACACTTGCACACGTTCTATATTCTTGTCTTTGTGCTTGTCCTCCTGTGTGGCTGATACTTTCGTCTTATTGTCCTTGTGAGTAGTGCTATCTTTGCTTTGTGTAATACCTTTCTTTTCGTGCTTTCGGTGCTCGGTGGTTTGCTTTATTCTTGCTAAGCCATAATTTATTTGCAGCGTGCCGTCCGACTTGCGCACCACCATAGGAACAAAAGGAGTTTTGAGAGTTAAGTTTTGAGAGTTGAGAAAAACATCTCCACACTCCCCACTCTCAACACTTAACTCTCCACTCTCAACACTTAACTCTCCACTCTCAGCACTACAAAAGGTGTACTCGGTAATGGTCTTTGTAAACTCGCTTGTTCGTGTTGTATCAATGATTGAAAACGTGGTGTGGGTTTGTTCCTTTACCACGGCCACGCTATCATACGTTTGTTTGTGGGTGGTTGTCGTAATGGCTTTTTTCGTTTTGCAACTGCTGCACATGGTGATGAAAGTACAGACGATTAAGCCATATAATGCTCCTTGTAATTGCTTTATTGCTTTGTTCATAATATAAAAATAATATCGGCAATCCTCAAACATTTGTGGGATTACCGATATAAATTTAATTAAAATCAAAGTCCAAAAACAACTCATCATTTTTAGTAGGATATGCTCTATCTAAATTTGCCATGAATAAGTCCCAATTGTAATTTGATACTACTGCAATGGCATGTACTGCTTCAAGATGTTGTTTTAATCTTGGCAAACCAACATCAGGGTCTAAAAATTGATGATGACGATACTTTCTGTTTCCATTATCATTTTTTGGATTTCTTTTATCTAACTCCCTTAATATGGGAGCTAATCTATCATATACTATATTTCTTATCCATGTGCCAACTATGCTTGGCTTTTGCGTTGTTTTTTGCCAATTCCAATGGCGCATTTTATATATGTCTTCAAAAAATTGGTCAGGAAAAGTTTTTACCCACTTCGCCGCTTCTTCTACAAGAAATGTATTGAAAAAATCTTGCAGACTTTTCTTTGCTTTTTGACGTTCTTTTTCGTAACCAGTTGCTTCATCTACCAAAGCTATAATTCCAACATCTGATAAAGCATATAACAACGCTTGTGATGCAAATACAAATCGTTCTTGCGATTTTACCAATATACCTGCATTATTAGCCTCTATATATATTTTACATAAACCTCTCAATATACGGGCATTATAACCTTGTTTATGATTTCCGTTAATGTCAGTATAATCAACTAAGTTGGTCCACTCTTTAAATTGCTCATCTACAAATGGTTGCAAGTTATTTGCATTGATAAATGACGGCATCTGATCCGCTCTATATATTTCACTTGATTTTCCTTTTCTCGGTCTATCAAAAGCATCAAATATTGCGGTAGCTGTTAATATTCTCATTCCGTTATCTAATACTGCACACGAAAGTGTTTTATCTCCAATTCTTAACTCCCCTTCGTATTTAGCTTGAGGAGTAATTGAAACTACGGCTATATCTTCCATTTTTAAACCTATTATATTAGCTATTTTTTTTATAGTCTTTTCAGATGTTGTTCCTTTGTTTATTAATTTAGATAAGCCAACTTCTGTTATACCCACTTGTATTGCTAACTCTTTTTGTGTAATTCCTAAATTAGGTAATAACTCTTTTAATCTATGTTTCATTTTAAAATTTAATTTTAATGCCACAAAGATATATAAAAAGTTTAAATTAAGGAAATCAATTAAACTTTTATTTCCAAACTTGTCGAATTCGACAGGTTTAAAATATCAGTAATCCCACAATGTCAAAGACCGCTTTTGTTAAAATTGTTATTTACTACTTTATATCTTTATACTCCTCGGTTGCATCGAAACTTGGGCAGGCTTTTGGTGCGAAGTCCTTATGCGAGTGTATGGCTGCTTTGGGGTATTTGTGTTTGAGTTCTGTTAGCAACTTGCGCAAACCTTGCTTTTGCGCCTCCGTGCGTGTGTCCTTTGGCTTGCCGTTTGCATCAAGTCCTCCTACATAGACTACGCCTATTGAGTTGGTATTGTGTTTAAGGCAATGTGCGCCTATTTGGTCTTCGCTTCTCCCTTGATGAATTGTGCCGTCAAGATAGACTACATAGTGGTAGCCTATCATATTCCATCCACGCTCCTTGTGCCAGCGGTTAATATCTTCAACCTTGATGTTCTTTCCGTCTTGGGTTGCCGTGCAATGCACGATTATCTCATTTATTTTTCTCATTTTCTTTTTGTTTCTCTATTATATAGTTTTCTATGTAAGGTATCTTTTCAATTATCTGCACACTTACTATATAGTGCAAGATGTCGAATAGTTTGTACATCTGGCTACCCTTGGGGCAGCATTCCCGGGCATTGCGCAAGATGTTGATTCCAAACACCCACGTTGTTATAACACTTATCACGCTAACACACGTTATGGCTTCCTCGTGCTTGTGTATGAATTTTCCAACAACGAACAAACTCATTACTAAGACAAAATAAACGGCTGTCTGATAAAGGAATCCGATTGCCTTTTTAGTTCTCCAGCCTACTCCGTTAAAAATGTCGGCAAGTAGTCCGAATAGTCCATTAACGGCTAATAGAACTACCATGCCTAACATTATATCTTCTATGGGAGAGAATAAGGTTATAAGACAACTAACGAGTGCTACGATTGCGCTTCTTATATATTCTACCATTGCTTACTCCTTTCCTTACTTCATTTGCAGTTCACCTTTTTCAATAGCATAAAAAATTTCTTTCATATCGTCCGATGCTTTGTCGCCGTTGTCGTCGGGGAGGTTGCGCCAACCTGTTGAGTTGAAGTTCTGACCATCGTGTCCGAATGTGGTTTCTATGCCCGAGGTGTCGAGAATATCTTTGTTAATGATGCGAACAACGTGGTCGGTGAATGATATGATTTTGGCGTTTTTTGGTGTTGTTACGTCTGCTGTGTAGCTTACGATGTGCATGTAGCCGTTTTGTGCGATCTGGCACTCTGCGCTGATGATTGTTTTTAATGATTTTGCTTCCATTTTCTTTTTTGTTTTATGTTGTTAAAAATTAAATCTTCCTAAGTTATGGCCGCCTCCTAAGTTTGGATTGACTCTTCCTCCTAAGTTTGGAATGTCTGTTTCTAAGTTATAGCTGTTTTCGCCATCGATGTATTCTTTGGCTATTGTTCCGTCTTTGTTTATGGTCTTGGTGGCGAAAAGAACAGTGCCTTGCTTGACGACGTATAGCTTTACGACTATTTGGGTTACGCTGCTTGGGTCGAATCCTCCTTCTGTTATTGGTGCATCTGGATTTAATCCTAAGAATTGATTGCCATTTAGGGGAATGATTCGTTCTATGTATAGACCGTTGGCGACAAAGTTTCCTGTTGATTGGTTAATGGTGAATGCTTTGCCGTCGTTGTTGGCTGTTTGGCTTGCTGACCAGTTGCCGTCTGATTTGCATATTTTTCCGTTTCGTGGTGCTGAATAAATGTAGAAGGTGGCTTTTGAAAAAGGCATGTTTCCGTGGCTGACTTGATAGAAGAGCCATTCATTGTACGATTCGGTAAAGAGTGATTTGTAGCGTTGCGGGTCGTCATCGACAGTGTAGCAATCCTGTTTGCCCCATGAGGCAGCCTTGTCGTAGTCGCTATTGAGGAGTTGGATAGGGTCGAAGTCTAAGAGGAATGTTCCTGACTTATCGTAGAAGGTCATGACACGTTCGCCTTGTTCGTTTATTCCTATTTTTATTTGTGTTTTGCCAAGTGAGTTTTTAGCTTCTATGATACCGTCGTGTATATAGACGGAGGCGTTGCCTTTTTTGCTTTTTGTTTGCAAAGTTGTGGCTATGAAGTTGCCGTCTTTATCGACGTATGCGGTTAGTTCGCCTTTGGTGTTGCGCACTTGGAAGGTGTTAGTTTGTATATCTATGATTCCTTTTTCGAGGTTTATTCCTGTGCGTTCGATGGCGGTTTCTATATCAGGGTCGTGCCAGCCTGTGGGTTTTGTTCCCTCTTCAAGCTGAACTTCTGATATGAACACACGACCATTGCGTTGTAGGGCTGGGGCAAAAAAGTAATATCCTGTGGTATTGATTGCATATCTGCGGGTGTAGCGATGCCAATTGTAATCTTTGATTATAGTGTCTTCGCTCTCTCCGTTAAGCCAATTGGTAGCATCACCTGTATATTCGTTACTTCGGGCAACGGCAATTGATAAAGTAGAAGTTGCATAACCAAATACTTTGTAATACATGGAGAATATATAAGTCTTTCCTGCTTCAAGCCACGTCCAAAAACGTCCTGAAGAGTATAAGTCTTGTGTTTTTCCGCTGACGTTTATTTCAAGATAGGGGTGCATATTATGCCCTTGATTATCTCTGCGTATATTGATAGTTTCGTGGATGCATATTTTATGACTTTTGCCTTTAATCAAAGATACTTCATTGCTTCTCAGGCTTGCCCCTTTAAGTAGATTTACTCCACCGAACGTCTGTCTTTTAACCTCCAGCTTTATATTATCTGATGTTTGCTGTATGGTGGAGATTTTCTGCTCAAGCCCTTCTTTATCCTCCTTGCTTTTCTTAATGATGCTTTTGAATTGTCCTGATGTGGTTTCAAATTGCGCCTCATTGTATTTCTGCGCACTGACGACGAACTCAATCTTGGCGGTGCGTACCTGTCCGTTATAGGTTGCGGAAATAGTAACGAAGCCACTCCATTGTCCTTTCGTAATGCTATGAATGGTAAGGGTTCCTGCTTCTGAAACGTCAGCAATACAATTCTTACGTTCCGTTATCTCTATCTTGCTGGGTCTTACCTCCGTCGTGCCAAGATACATCTTCATCTTACCCGTGTTACTTGTCTGAATACCTACCTCGCCTTTGTCATCGGTTTGAAAGGTAAATGCGTGAGGTGTAACAACAAGAGAAAGGGTATCTTCTCCGTCTGATACATCAGGGATATGGAATGAATCCTTGTATATTGCCATATTATTATCCTATTATTGTGTAATAAATCAAAATTAGTGCAGCTACCTCGCCTACATAATAAGGTTTTGGTAGGTTCAGCAGGCGATACATCACCCAGCATAATGCTGTTACTCCCACTATAAATGGGTGAAATGTAGCCACCCATAAAGTGCCGCAGATAAGTGCCGTAAACGCCCCTACAGAGTGCATTTTCTCTTTCTTATAGAGTGGCTCACCACCAATTAAAATAAGTCCAAAGACGGCAAATAATGCCAAGAATGGGGCAATACCGCCTTTCTCCATCATTACGGGCAATAGAGTGATGCTACTTGTTGCCATAGTAGCGGAAAACAGCCACCTGTATTTTCCCATATAGGCGTAATCACTTACGTATTCACCTATGCCGTGCAAAGCTGCCATAGTAACCAAATAAGCTACTATGATAAGCAATGATATGATGTATAATACCGTCATATTACGTTGTTTTAAGATTTAACTTTGGCGGATAGTTGGTGGTATAGTCGTATTTCTCAACTTCTTCCACCGACTTCAACCCCTTAACGTTGAATAGGTGTGTTTGCGTTACATTATAGGCTTGGTAGGCGTAATGACCTACCGCATCAAGTAACTTAAGAGCCAACTGGCAATTAACAACCATTTTTAAGCCATTCAGCCAAATCTCGCTTTCCGTTAAGCCATTTGCAACATCAAGTTCAATAGCCCTGCGAGTGCCTATTCTGTCCTCCCTGTTTATCCAAGCGGACATACCGTTAAGGCTAAAAGAATTCACCGCTTCACTATTGTCATATGCCTTTATTTCGGATACCTTAGCCTCGATAGCTTGCTTTAGCTTATCTTCTGGCACTTCCACCTTTTCGTAGCCGTGATCCAATAACGTTTCCTCTGACGGGTTGATGATGAAATCTTCGCCTACTTTAATGTGTCGCTCGTTGTAAACATCTCCTGTTTCTTTGTTAATGTATTTAATCATATCTTTTTTCTATTATATTGATGTTAGGGTAATATTTTTTATAATATCTTGCGCAATTAGGCTGGACGTAAAAGGCCTTTTTAACATTTGGTTTGAACTGCTCGTTATATTCAACTTCAGTGCTACTTAATAACACTAAATAATCTATGCCTCTTTCAAAGGAAAATGCACCAATTCTTACAAGCTTTCTTGGTATTGATATTAATAAACAATTCTTGACAAATCTAAAAACTCCCTCTCCGAGCTTTACAACATCGGCATTGTATCGCACCTTTCCTATACCATTTTCATAGGTGTGGGAGATAACTTGTAGACCCTCTTGTTGTCCCCAACCCCCTATTAAATTCATTTCCGAACTATCAACTTTTTGCCCATTAGTTGTGATATACCACAACTCATTGTCCGGCTGTTTGCTTAAATCAACTCCACATATCAGCTTGTTGGCTATTGCTGCTAAACGTCTTCTATAACTACTCATAGCACCCTCCTTAATTGCTTATCAGTATGGCAACTCCATTTACAACACTGCCTTGATACGTCCTACCTTTTAATATTGTAGGCACAACGCCGTCGTACCACTCAACGCCGTGCAACTGAAACTCGGTAGCCTTGTCGGCTGGTGTAGAGAATTGAAAACAATACTCCGCCAATATTGTAGGCTCCGTGTTTGGTGCAAGCGACAAAGTAAGCCTTTCCACCTCGCCCCATACGTGCATAACATTCGGCGTTAGCGCAAATGTTGTATCATTCGTACCATGATTGACTAAGGCTATACGCCCGTCTTCTCCGTCCTTACCTTTGGCACCGGGTTTACCTGTTTCACCTGTTTCACCTTTGGCACCTCTTTCACCATTATCACCCTTTGCTCCTTTCAGCAAGTCAGCTCTCAAGGTTTTCATATTTCCGTCCCTACCAAGAACAGGCAGGGTCGTGAAATCAGCAAGATTGTCGGAAGTTGGCAACTCTTCCACTGGTTGTGTTAGCTTTGCCAGTTCTTCCCTGAAGGTTTTTCTAACTTCTTCTTTCTCTTCGTTTGTCATATCCTTTTATTTATTAAATTCATAATTTATATATGCACCACCTTTTACTTCTGACGCCTGTATGGTGATACGTCTTCCTATATAGGCGTGAGCTTTATTCCATGCAACATCAGCTTCGGAATCAGAACTCATACGCGTCCACTTTAGTCTATACGGCGTAATATTTTGTGTAATATCTTTGCCACCTTTATATACTGTTCCGTATAGCGTAACAGAGCCTTTACCGTTCTTTATCGCTCCCGACTCTACCGTTATATCTACTTTAATATTATCATCGCCTTTATCAACCTGCAATAGCCACTTGTCGCTATGTTCAGAAGGTTCTTCTGTAACAGCTACACCTTCGGGTGCAATGCAGAGCCACAGTCTTCCATTATAAGATACCCTATCATAATAGTAGTATTCCTCACCTTGTGTCCATTCCCCACGTTCAGTAACTGTTGTTACCTTTTCCCCGTTGTCATTGACAAGTTTGAACATACGGGTATTGAAAACAACTTCCTTTGGGCTTACTATTGCCGTACGCTTACTCTTCAAGGTGTAGGAGTTTACCCCATCATACCAAATAATGGCAGGCGCATCATCACCATTCACGACCACATATATAAGGCTCATTCTGTCGGTATTGGTTCTGCTTCCGAACTGAACCAAAGCATCTCCGACTTGGGGAATATCACTACCTTCCTCGCAGTCGGTAGCCGACAAGTCGATATAGTCTTCACCGACCTTTTTCACCAATCGCCAATACCTTCTATTAGATACGCCTTTGTATTTGCCTTTTTTAATATTGAAAGTCTGACATCTCGCTTGGTCTCCCGCCTCCCATAAATTGGTAGTTGCCATCGTGCCATCGTCCTGATGAAAGTAGCAACGATACGCAGCAGCATCGGTGGCAGCATTGCCGTCAAAGCAGCCCAAAACACCTCCATTGGCTGGAATGAACTTACCTGCTGATGCAAAAGCCTTAGAAGGCCTCCGAAAGGCTTTCTTTGTGTAAGACAAGAATTTCCCATTAGCAGGTATTAGTTTACCGCCAGAGGCGAAATACTCCACCCTGTCAGAAAGTTCTTCTCCGTTTTTATCGAGTGGTACAACTTTCTTTATTTTAGAACCACAAGACGAAAATACCATATTTCCGCCTACGTAGGACAACTTACGTATTTCAAGCTCGTTGAAAACAGCCTTGCCCCACACGATAAGGTCAGTGATGGATAACTGGTATTTCCCATCTTTTCTTTTCGTTACTTCAAATCCAGTTTCAGTCGTAGGGTTGAAATCATACGACTTCAACACATCTGTAATAATAGACAACAACTCTGCTCTCCCCTTACCGTCAATACCCTTTCCATTGTTAAAATCAACCCCTTTCAGAAAGGTAATTAACTCCTGTGCCGTATCGGGGGTGAGTTTCGACAAAAAGCGGTCATTAATCGGGCTATCTTCTGCAACGTCTCCGGCTAAATCGGAATAGGCGGCACGGCTCGCATATCCAGCACGGTTGGCGTACTCGGCTTGCTCTGCGTGCGTTGCTATGTCGGCTTTGGCTGCGTGCTTGGCTTCGTCGGCTGTTCTGCCGATACTGCCGTAACCGCTGCCCCCTCCGGTGGATGCCCCACCGTTGCCGCTGTTCCTGGGTTTTGCTATCTGCTTAATGTCAATCATGTGCCTATCTCCTTTAATGTGAGGTCGGCACATCCCTCAATAAGGTTTCTGCCGATGCCCTGCACGAAAAATTCTTTGTTCAAAGCCTCGTGGCGGTAATGGTTAAACAGGCTAACAACATTATCAATGTCTCTTAGTTTCTGTTCCATCACAATACGCGGCTTATGGTATTCAGTATAATAACTATCTACATAGATTTGTTCGGGCTTCGCCTTAACGTTTCCGTTTCGGTCGTACACCTCTAACACTCCGTCCCCGGTTAATATATTCAGCGGCGTGGATAACTTCACCGTATTGCTAACTCCCAACTGGGCGCACTCCGTGGCGGTCAATGCCGAATTTATCTTAAACTCCAAATCGTCCTTTTTGTTCACAAAGGTTTCTTTGGTATCGCTCATATAGATAATATCGTTATCATCATCGCCATTGCTGATTAGTCCGTTATCGCTATAAACTTTAACCTCAAACGACTTTATCAGGATGCTACTAACATGAGCTAAAAGCGGTACTGATGAGCCGCTCCACTTCGTATGTCTGAAAAAGGTAGGGTGGCGGCGTGTGATAACGTCCCATGTAGCGTTTACAGGGCCTAATATCATAAACCTAACCCTCCCACTTATCTTGTCGCCCTTGGTAATCGGTATTGCTATACCCTCCGCATCAATGCCCATCTTATAGTCGATGTTATTTTGGATGCTGAACTCTGTACCCACCAACTTGTCTCCTATTTTAGGGTCAAAGCCAATAGTAAAGCATTGCTGATAATATTCATCGTCGCTTTGGCACTCGCTCCGCTCCTTATATTTCTGCCAAACAAAATCGGTAGTCCGCCCCTCGGTTCCGGTCTCCACTACGCATTTGTCGCCGATAACCAACATACAGGCTAATACGGCTACCTTACTGATAGTGTCGGTACTGTCGCCTACTGCGCTGTACTTAAATTCGTATTCCTCTGGGCCTTCCCCGGTATATGGATAAAAGCCCCTATCTGCACCCTCATGCCATGATACTTCTTTGTTCGGTGTCTCGGCTTGCCAATACTGACGGGTGTAATACCTGCCATCGCCATTGTTACGGCTCGGTACAGTCTGATGCCATGCGTAGATCATGCCCCTTACTATATTCGGCCGCCATGTCGACCACGCCTTGTTATGTAGGTCGGTGTACATGTTGGTCTGCCTCATTATAGGGTTTAAAATAACCTTACCCGACAATACTATATAGTTGGTGGTTTCTTCGTCTGACGGCGAAAAAACGCCCCCTGCCTTGTTACCAGTATAGACGGCATACGGTATATTCTTCTGTATGTCTGCCACACTTGGGTAGGTATTGTCTTCGTCATTATCCACGCCATTGCCATTAACCGACACTACCAAATAGTTAGTCATATTCACCTTAGATGTCGGGCTATTATCATCGTTGGCAGTGTTCATCTTGACGCTGCCCAAAGCCATGATAGCCGCCCCCTGTGCTTGTCCTAACCAATCGGGCAAAGCGTGTTGGTTTGTACCCTCGCCGCCGAAATAGTCCACGATGTCTATTTCGGTGTTGCCTTTCATCGGGAACGTCCATTGTTTGTTACGCATCACCTGCACATACCAATCAGTAATAGCACCTGCTCCATACGTTGTTTTTTGGTTGTGGGTCATATCGTAAAAGGCATTATAGGCGGTCTTTCCCTCTCCATCGCTCGAATACTCGGTGAGGTACTTTTGCTTATTGACGTATGGGCTAACCAACAAATCATCGTCCAATGGACTTTCTATCACGCTTTCGATGTCTTCCACCTTGGCGGTTAGTTGCAGTTGGTTATAAACATCGTTAATGCTTATAGTGGTGTCGCAATCAGCCACATTTGCGAGTGATATGCTTACGGTGTTCTGTGTGGTCTGCTTGGCTGTGTTCTCTACGATGTCATGCCAGATAATCTTATCCGTGGATGCCTTGACGGATTCCCACGAAAAGATATAGAATTTAAAACCGTCCTGCACAATATGTAAGTTAAGGTACTTCAAAAGTTCCTCCAACACCTCGTCTTGCTGCCAAACATCGCTCTCATCATCGCCCAAAAACAACAAATCAGATATTGAAAGTTGCTTAAATACCTGATAACGGTTGGCGGTCTGTGCGTCGATCGCCTTGCTACCGTCATACCAATACTTAATATTTTGGTTGCCCAATATATCCAGATTGACGGTTACGCCGTTCAGTATCTCGGTGGCAATGTCGTAGAAACTGCGCTGTGCCGCCTCGTTCTTCACGAAAGCATAGATAACGCCCAATGCGCCCACCTCCTTGTACTTGCTGTACTGCAAAGCACTCAAAGCGTCTATGCAGTTCAATTCCAGTTCGTCCCACCTTTCGTTATACGGCTGCGACAAAGTTTGTGGCTCGATGAACCCGGCAAAAATGCACGTATCATTCTTGTAGATGTTCACCCCGGCATCACGGCATGAGGTACTAAAAAAGTCCGATATAAGATTACCGCAAAGCAAACGAATTGTAGCCGACTGCCTCAAAAGATGGTCGAACGTGTCGTTTACCTCGTTGGTAATCTCCGCTGGGTCTTCCGTAAAGAAAACATCGGCTTTCTCCGTACCTATTTCTAAAGTCTGTGTACGGTCGTTTTGGGTAACGATGTAAACCGTTACCGTGTCGCCCTGCCGACTTAGAAAACTGCCGTAGATGTACATATCAACTATTATTTAATGTTTGACTTTCTGCCGCTCTTTGCGGATAACCTTGTTTCGTTGGATATTACACCAACTAACTTTCTGCCCTCAATCTCAAAGCGTACATTACCGCCGATACCTGCGCCCTGTGGCTGTATCATGCTACGTAGCTTATCAAGTGGGGCAATAACTTCTGGGTTATTGCTTGCCCCTGCATACTCACCGACTAAAGCCAAAGTAGGCCCCGATACCACACCACCATTAGCAAACGGCATCGCTCCAATAGTTTCTACCATTGCAGTAGCTGCGCTAACAAAACCTGCTGCGATTCCGAAACCTGCAAAAGGTATAGAAGCGTAAGCGGCAAAGTACATGGCGCTTGCCAATTCCATATATGAGGCGGTAGCCAACTTGTTAGCGGCGATAACTGGGATAACTGCGAGTGCTGCGGCTTCTTGGGTTGCTGTCTCCACTCCCTGCGCCGTGGCTGTGGCTGTCGTGGCTGCTGCCTCTCCTGTCTTGGCGGCTGCGTGGGCGGTTGAGGCTGTCGTTAGCATTTGGATAATACCAACTATTGCGCTGATACTCTCATACAGTTGTATGAAACCGTCAACAATAGCGGTTACTTTCTGCCATGCGTTGCCGTTACCCTCCAAAGCATCGGTTATGCTGTTAATGCTGTCGCCTATGCCCTTAATACCGTCCCAACCATTCTTAACCGTGTCAAACGATGATATAGAAGCCTTGCGCCATTGCTCATAAGTGCTAATCATTTCCTCTATATCCTTACGCTGCGCACTCGTTACCGGGTTGTTGGTATCATTGAGCTGCTTTTGCAGTTCTCGGATTTTATCGGTTAGAGCATCAAAGCCAATACCCTTAACCTTTATCTTAAACTCTCGCTTAGATAGGTTGCTAATATCGGCTATCTCCTTTTGCATTGATGAGATTTCTACCCCTCGTTGCATCGCCTTTCGCTTGGCTTCCAAAGCATCTATCGTGCGTTGGGTGTTTTGTATTTCCTCGGCACTCTGCTTGTTCTGCTGCTCCTGATAATACCTTATGGCTTCATCTAACTTTTCGATGGTGTCAAGTTGGGAAATATCGGCTGGCTTTTTCAAAGCGGCTAAACTATCATCCCATGCCTTTTTGATACCCTCAATATCGTTAATGTGCTTTTGTATCTCTGGGCGTTGTTCCTCAGTAGCTTTCTCCAGCAATTCATTGTAGTACGCCAACTTAATATTAAGCTGCTCATACGTCTTTAATGCGCTGTCGGGTGTATCTATCACCGTGGCATTTTCGATATAGTTTTTTAGAGTTTCCAACTTACTGATTTCTGCATCAATTCCGCTTATAGCTTCTTTGGATGCCATAGCCCTCAACTTCTGTTGGTACTCTATTTCTTTGTCAATGTCCTGTAAGGTTTCCAACTTTGCCGGGCGTTGCATAGCTGCGCCCAATAGCTCGGTTTTGCCTATCAGTTTGTCAATACCTGCCAAATCGTCTTTGTCGGCAGTCTCTCGGAGGGTCTGCAAATAGTCCAATTCCTTCTCAACATCTTGCAACGTCTTAATTTCGGTTGGTCGCTCGGCGGCTTTCTGGGCTAACTCGATAGCCGCTTTCTTTTTCTCCCATGCTTGGATATTCGCCCTTATCTTTTCTTGCTCGGCGGTGCTCGCCGTGGTGAGTTTCTTTTTGTAGTACTCGATATTAGTACTTAACTGCTCGTAGGTCTTAGGGTCTGCAACTGGCTTGTTTTTCTTGCTGCCGCTCTTATTACCCTTGCTACTCTTATTACCCTTGCTGCTCTTATTACCCTTGGACTTATCAAAGCCCAACAATTTATCTAATAACTTTTTACGGTTGTGTAATTCCGTATTATACGCTTTTAGCTTGGCTATTTCCTTGCTATCAGTCGTATTTTTAAGTTTCTTTTCTGTCTTTTCAATTGCGTCCGTTACCTGCTGATAGGTCATTGCGCTAACCTTAACGGTCTTGTTGTTATGCCCCATCTTAGCATCAACCGCCGCCATCTGCTTAGAACAATCGGCCATGTGTGCCTGGGCTATGCCCAATTGTCTTTGCAAACTTTGGATTTCCGGTATCAGCTTCCTTGCACTGTCCTTTAAATCGGCATACTCCTTGGTATCTTTCGTTGTAACAATGTCGTAGCTTTCACCTCCTGTTAATCGGTTGATAAAAGTCCGCTTAGTTGTTTTCTGTGCGCCTCCTGCTTTCCAGAGTTCACGGCGTTTAGCGTAATTATCTTCCAACTCGATCTGCTTTTCGGCCAACTTAGTAGCCAACACCTTTGCTTGTGCCTCGTAGCCGATTTGCTTAACGTATATCTGGCTTTTGCGTGTCAATGTATCGTACCACTCGGATGCCGTCTTATGGCTTCCGAACAAATCACCATATACGGCGTTAAGGTGGTTTACTGCCTCGGTGGTGTCCTTTTTAGCGGTAATGAGGTCGCCCAAAGCCTTAATCTCTTTGTCTAACTCTACCTTAGTACTCGCCGCTGCATTCTTATATGCGTCTTCGGCTTCGCTAAACTCGTTAGTCTTGTCGGTAGCCTCATCGGTCTTATTTACGAAATATTCAATAACCGATGTTACTGCCACGATTGCAGCGCCTACCACGGTGGTAATCATCAAACCTTTAAGAGCGATTTTGAAAGCGGTTGCCGAATATGCACCACTTTTCAAAGCTGCACTAAAGACACGTGTAAACGCTGCTGATCGGCTTGCATTAAGTCCAAACAAAAGCATTGCTGCACCACCTGCTTTTGAGCGTAACGTTAAAATGCCTTGTTGGATATTCAGGGCTTTAAGTGTCTTAACCAAACTTGTAATACTCATAGCGGTTATACCCAACTGTGAGGTAAAACTAAGTATTGGCATTGCTCCACCAACAAACCCGGCTACTACATCAGTTATTGCGCCTAATTGGTTTTTAAGCATCTGTGTGGTTGCGCTGCCTGTACTACTCATTTCGTTGTAGGCGGCGTTGATAGTTCCGGTACTATTCGCCATTGCGTCCACGTTCTCGCTGAACTTCTCGGCTAACTGATTAGTAAGCGGCGTTAAGGCTCGCAAACTCTCGGCACTACCAAACAACTTGGCGTAAACCTGTTGCTCCAATACGCCATTAGCGGCGGCATACTCCTTAACGGATGCGTCTAACTTGGTTAAGAAGTTATGCAAACCTCCGGCGGCTTTGATAGATGCGGCATTGAACTCAATACCCATCTTTTCCGCCATTTCGGTTGCTTCGCTTGACGGTTTAACCAAAGCGGTAAAGATTGCTGCCATCTGGGTTGCAACCTCGTTAGTATTACCGCTAACACCTGTAAGCGTTGCAAAACTTGCCAAAAGTTCATCGACACTTACGCCCAATGTTGAGGCGTTGGCGGTCACTCTTGGTAAGGCTTGGGCTAACTGCTCAAATGATGTTACACCGTTCTTTGCCGTGAGCTGTATTTTGTCCTGCACGCTTTCGGCTGCGTCCCATGCCAAACCATAGTTTTTGATAACCGTAGATGTTACCTTTACGGTCTCCCCCAAATCAGCTATGCCACCCACGGATGCTTTAGCCGACTTATTAAGGTAGTCTATCCTATTATCTTCGGGCACACCATTACTTATTACCTGATATAAGCCGTTTGCGAGTTCATCACGCGCAATAGGCAAAGTCTTGGATAAATCGGCTACCTGTCCTTTGAGGTTTGCAAAGCCCTCGGCGTTCTTACCTGCCATCGTGTTAGCTGCTTTCATAGCTGCGCCAAAGGCTCTACTATCAGCGGTAATGTCCTGCAAAGTACCATTTAGCTGACTGACGGCGTTAGATACTGCGCCCAAAGCCTGTACGCCTTGGCTCCAGTTAATCAACGACGATTTGAGTTTGTCGGCTTCCACAATAGCGGAGGTCATGGCCTGTTTAAGACCATCCGCATTTTGCGAAAGGTCTTTAAACCCCTTACCGTCTCCGTCCAACTTGAACGTTATGGATATAGTACTTTTACCTACCACAGTCTTTAATATTTGTCACCCAATAGGGCGATAATTTGTTTTCTCTTTTCCTCCGCTTCCTTGGCTGTAATGTGTTCTGCCTTTGCTTTCTTAGACTTCCTACGATTATCCCACGAAAGCGGTAATAGCTTCTGGGGCGTTAATTTGTTCTTAACGTGCGGCTGAATAGTTATGCACGCCAACATACGCATACGCTCCCAATTATCTTTGTATTGGCTTTGCTCTTGGTCTAAGTACGCTTTGCACACGCTGTTAAATTCATCAGGCGTTAGCCTACAAAAATCATCGTATGAAAGACGTATGCAACCTAAAGCAAAGCCCAATACTTCATTTATTGCAAACTTTTTTTTTCGTCTGCGTCGGTCTCGGCATCTTCCTCGTTGTCCTGGCCCATAGCTTTAGCCCATTCGTTCATATCTTCCGGGCTGACACTATCGGCAAAGTCCATCAAAGAAAGTTTGAATTTTTTGCCGTCTGCCTTGGACGCTGAAACGATGCAACACCAAAGGAACGTACAAATATCGGTGAAACTTGTAGCGTCAATTTCTGTAACCTCTCGTCCTGTTTCCTGCTTAAATCTAAGCATTGCGCCCATTGTCTGACGGCATGGGAAAACCTCGTTACCGATTTTAATCTCAACCTTTTTCATATATGAACTTAATTAATTGGGTTAATGCCGCTCTGTTCCACTTCCTGCGGCAGTGCCATCAGTAAATGCGGTTTCGTCGAGTGTGTCCGGCTCGCCGTTGTTATCAAGATTGATAGTATAGGTACTATCGTCCTGTGCCGGGTCGGTGCGTTCCAAAGAAGAAATGATAAAGCTACCTGCCAAATATGGCTTTTTGCTTTCACCTCTCTGCATACACTTAATCTTAACTGGCTGTCCTGACTTCCACGCCGCCATCATCTTGCCGTAACTTGCTTCGGTCTCACCATCGTAGATGAGGCCCTCGGCTGAAACGGCAATAGACAAACCTGTTACGCCCTTTTCTTTCCACATTCCGTTAGTCTTGGCTTTGCTTGCTGCTGGCTTAACTGCACGGTCTTTGGTCTCACTGTTCATTGTTGCCGTGTGGGTGGTACAGTGTCCGAAAGCCTCTTCACCCAAATAAAGCAACATATTACTACCATTGCAATAACTCATATCTTACTAAATTTTAATGTTAAAAACTAACTGCTGCGCATAGGCATCACTATCGTAGCCCTCTTCGCTATCAGTCAATACACAACTACGCATAACTAAACCGTCCTTTTCGCCTTGCTTGCCGTCCAAAGCTACCCTTACTGCCTCGGCTAACTCCACGCCCTCGCTGTACTTCTCGGTATAACAAATAACCTCGATCGTCACGGTATCGGCTCCGGGGTAACCTGCCTTTGTCGGGTTCTGCTCGATTGAGGCACGACGATAAAGTATGTACGGCAAAACCGCCGTGTCCGTAGCAACAGGGAAAACCTTTTTAGTATGCTTCGCTACCTCTGGGTCTTGCAAAAGCATATCACGGATAATGCTACCTGCGCTTAATGATGTTTTATTTGCAGCCATACTTATTTGCAGTCTTAGTTACACTTTCTACTATCTCGTTACGCAAATCTGCCGTTACCTTATCCCTAACATCTGTTTGGGCCTTACGCATAAAGCCATATCGTTTCATGCGTCCGGTATTGTGTCCCCGGCGTTCCCTGACAAAAACCCTTGTTTTGGTTTTGGTCTTTCGTTGCTCCGTTCCACATTCGGCCCATATCAAAACAGGTTTCTTTAGTCCCTGACGATTGATGTGCATACCTTTTTCGCCCTTTCCAGTTTTTCGGTTGGCTTTCTTCGTGCCGATAGTAACACGAAATCCGGCGGCTTTTTTAAATACGATAGCCCTAATACCTTTTTTCAAATCTCGGTTGCTATGTAATGAGCTGCGCAAATTGTTAATAGCTGTTCGCCTTACTTGGTTCGCCTCTCGCCTGAAAGCACCTTTTAAGGCTCGCTTTCGATGTTTAACGTCCATTTCGGTAAACAACTTCTGCAACTGCGTATCGTCGTATTGATTTGCCATAACTTGATTACTCGTTTACTCGTTCACAAACTAAAGTGTTCATGCCTCTATCAATGTTTGGGACAATGGCAACCACCGTATAAAGATAGCCGCCCAACTGCTGCACCCTCCAATTTTCTTTAACCGGGTGTGCGTCCCTTGTATTAAATTCGGCTCGATAGTCGGGGAAATGCTCGCCCACTTCCTCGCTACGGCTTCCGCTCTGCTTCTTCCTCTCTGCCCATACTGTGCGTATAGGCTCGTAGGTTGTCGCTTCCTCGCCGTAGTCGTTTGTTGTCGCCGTAGGCTTCAACAACTGCAAACGATATTTCATTTCTCCTGCTCTCATTCCGCTAATTTCCGATAGGGTTTAATTAAGGCTTGTAGCGAATCAGGCACGGCGTGCATCTGCACGTTACTCACACTTTCACGCTGATTGTACCAATGTGCGCCCAACATCATTATAGCGTGTTTTATGGGGGTAGGTACATCATGTCCATTACCCATCTGCGCCAATTCTTCTTGGGTTCTATTGGTCGCCGTGATAACTGCGCCCTCTGCCGTATCTAATAGATGCTGCAAATACTCGTCATCATCGGCGAAATCATCAGCCCTTACGTGCTTTTTGAAGAGTGCCAAACTCACTACTGCCATAACATACTTTATAAATTGTGATTACTTCTTACCGCCGACTTTACCCAACTTAAAGGCCTCTGGGCGGATAGTCTTAGTAGCATAGTCCGTGTTGAGCACGAAATCTACGCTATCTTTGCGTGCCTTGCTGTATGGATCGACGATAAAGCGCAAAGTACCAAACATACCCATAGGCTGATAACGCCAATCACCCAAACCGATAAACTCCGTACCTGTGATAACCTTAACATAGTCGCCCGACTTCATGCCCGAAAGGTTCTTAACATCATCGGCACTTGTCACGGTAAACTTAGCGGTGTTCTTCTGTGGGTCAAAGTCTTCTGCTGCCGCCCACGCTGTGCCACTATACTTCTGGTACGATACCTTAGTGTCACGGATAACATTTGAAGTGTACACTGGCAAACCGCAAAGTTTTCCGTTTTGGATCATCGGCAAAAAGATACCCTTTTCGTTGATAGGTGTACCCTCCAAAATCGCCTCCATGCTCTTTGTCATTACCCAACAAAGGTTGCTGCCGTCGATACCTGTTTCAAGCGCTGCGGCTTTCATCTGGGCATTGAGTTCGTTAAAGGTTGGAACGGCTGAAAGCAAAACCGGGTTGTCTTTGAGTGCCACAAATGGGCCTACCAAATTAGTAGCACCATTAACCTTATTTACGCCGCAAACGATTTTGTTCAAAAGAAGACGGATTGCAAGCGGCATAACCTCACGCACGATCATTTCCAAAAGTCCCTGCGACTGGTTGAGCGACTGGTTAGTTACCGGGATGGCGATACCCATACGCTCCGGTGCTGCGGCCATTTTGCTGAAAGGTATTTTGGTGTCGCTAAGTTCTGCGCCCTCACCTGCTAACTCTGCCTCAACCATTTCGTACATAGGCCAAACAAAGTCACCTGCCAAACCTGTTGGCATTGGCAAACCTACCTTATCCAAAATAAAGCCCTCCTGCAAAGGTTTCAAAATGTCCTGAACGTTAAGTGGCACGATTGCACCCTTTGCCACGTCCTGCACCATCATCATGTCACGCAAAAGCATGATTTCGGTACGCTGACCTGCCGCGGCGTTCTCACGGATAATCTTAATTGCATCCTCCTGGGCGTTAGGATTTTCACGCAAATGCTCGGCGGTCGCCGCTTGCATCTTCATTTGTAGCAACTGATTATCACGCATGATGGTTTCAAACTCCGTGTTTTCCGCCTCGTTGCGCTCACGCTGCTCTTTCTCGCATACGTCCGCAATCTCTGTGATGCGGTCGCAATTTTGCTGATACTTATTAATCAGCTCACGAACGTTGTACTGTCCTTTCTTTTTGTCCATGTCCGAAATATTAAAATTAAACAATTATTAAACTGCGCTTTGCAGCGTGGCGCATTTCACGCAACTGCTTTAACGCTTCCTTTCTCTGTTCTGCTGTTGGCTTTGGCGGCTCTGGGTGCTGCTCTCGTTTCAGTTCTTCGGTTAGCTCCCTTACCTCTACGCTTGTATCGGGGTAATACGGATTTGCCGCCAATGTAAAATCGTAGATGCCTGTAACGGCTTTCACTCGGTAGGTAATGTTATTTACCCCATTTGGTGCAACTTGGCTTTGTCGCTCTACAAAATCGCTATCGTAGTAGCGAGTTGTGAAAGCAAAGCTGCAACCGCTTATATCTCCACGGCGCACCAACTCCAAAGCCTTATCGCCGTCAACGGTGTTAGGTGCTGAAAACTCAAACAGTACGCCTTTATCGTCTATCTTGTAAGAAAGTGTACCACCTCCCTTATTGCTTCGGGCCAAAATCAACTGATTGTTATGAAACATCGTCATTTTGATGTCTTGACCGTCTAAGAACTCTTTGGTAACGGCTTCTGGGGCTATCACTTCCCGGGCCTCGCTATCCTCATCGCTCCACAATGGGGTAGATGGTACATTAAACAATATAGCATAACCTGTAATCGTGCGGCTTGGCTCTTCGCCCTCTGCCGCCTCCCTTACGTGCAACTCCGTAGGGGTACACAAACATCGTCTTACGATTTTGTCTTTATTCGTTGTTTTCTTCGTTTCCATCTTCTTTTGTTTTATCGTCCTTGTTATCGTCTGTCTTTGGCTTGGGTTCAGTCTGTTGGCTAACTGCTCCCTCATCGGCTATGTCTCTAAGATTAGCCGAAACTAAAACCTTATCGCCTCCCTCAATCGGTGGGCGGTTTTCTTCTTTGCGCCAATCGTTGACGGTATAGATACCTGCGGCAATGGTCGCCGACTGATATTTAACCCTGCTATCCAAATCGCTTGCATATAGTCCCCTTCGGTCAAACTGAAATTTTCGTTTGCAACATAAAGTAGGGGCTATCAACTTACGCAACATTTCATTTTCGATATTGCGCAAAAGTGGATTTAACGTATTGCTCAAAAAAGCCACGTTAGCCATTTCAGCCGACTTGTAATTATTGCTTGTATCATCAAAAACAAAAGATGGATGCACACCAAAGAAACGGCAAATATCACGTACCGTAAACTTTCGGCTCTCCAAAAACTGCATATCAGTAGATGAAAGCGATATTTGCTTAAAGTCCACCTGTCCTGGCAAACTAACAATACGCTCGCCATCTTGGAAACGGCTATCTACGTCCTTGGCAGTTTTCTCTAACTCCTTATCTTGATACTCTCCAAATCCTGTTGTAGTTCTGTCATTGCTAACAATGCCCCTAACATTACCACCATTGGCAAAACGTTTAAGGGTCTCACGGTCGCCTGTAAGCGCAATATCCAAAGTCTGCTTTGCATACTGCAAAACGCTAACTCCGTGCTTGCCGTCTCTTGTATGTCCCTTAATGTGTATAACTTCGCTTTCGCCATAAACTCCAGATACGCCGTTGATGGTATCGGTAATCATGTAGGTATCGTTATACACATCATGGCTTACCGTGTTTCTTCCACAAAGTACCAAACGGTCTAACTCTAAAGTCGCCACATTATAGACTGGCACGATATAAGCATTACCCTCCAACAATACATTTTCTACAACTTCTTTCCAGAAGTCAAAAGCCGATTTGGTAAAATCGGGCTGCACTGTCAGAAGATAATGCAAACGGCTGTTTGTGTCCTCCACAAAAATACCGTCTTTCAATCGCATATACAAAAATGGCAAATTCGCTACACTCTCACTAAGCAACTGCACACATCTGTAAACAGTAGCTACCGACAAAGCGGAATTTGTCGTACCGAAAAAGTTAAAGAATTGGGTATAATCGCCTGTACGTGGCCCCGATGTTGGGGCCTCGCTAACTGCGCCCTCTACATCAGTGCCACGTTTGAAAACCTTTAGTATTTTTTCCCAAATTCCCATATACGATTATACTTTTTGGTTTCAAAGATACATCGATTAAATGAGCCTAAAAAATGCGCCTTGACGCATTGTGGTACACCTTGGCGCATTGTGGTAAAATTATTATTTTGTTAATAATCTTTAGATTTTGAAAACTTGCAAATTACCGCTCAAATGTGTATAAAAGTCCCAAAGTCATTAAAAGCGTTATCGTGCCGTCTATCTTGCGGTATTGCGACACTTTCAGTGGCTTTTTGTTCTCTAAGTTGTCGGTATCTATCACACAATTCTCCAAACAGAAAACGTTAATCGGATTGTCGTTTAACTCAATCTTTGCCGGGTCGCTGTATGCAAGCATCTCGAAACTTTCCACTGGTAGGTTAAAGCTGCCGTAGGTCTGGCTAAATGGTGTTAGCACATTCCTTGCTCCAACCGACTTTAAGATACTCGTCAGCTCCTGCGCCTTGTAGGCATCATAGCCAATGCGGATGATGTTAACCAACTTACTGCGCCTTAGTATGTCCTCTGTAATCATCGCCGTGTCTATCTTCTGCCCCTTGCAGAATTGCAGATACCCTTTATCGTGCCATAGCCTGTAAAGCTGCTCGTTTGGATGTCCCTTTAACGCTCCCTCCGGGAAATAATAATCAGTGTGGGCATAAAAACGCTTACTCTCGGATGAATACACGGTGTATGATACTGCGCTGAAATCGTCATGCACCGACAAATCGAACGCCACGGTGCAATCCGGGCGGCCCTGCACCCTGTCTATACAGAAATCGCCCAACAACTCTTTAGCCTTTTCGTGCGTAAACCACGTTTTTTCGTCGTTTATCGTGAAAATATTAAGCAATTTCGTGCGAAAAGCCAACATATTTTCTGCCGATAACTGCGCCGTCTGCCACTCGTTTTCGTAGTAGTCGGGTTGCACCGTTATGCCCAAATGTGGCTGCACCTTTGCCCATGTGTTCGGGTCGCTCTCGGCATCGTCCACATCTGGCATGAAGACGGATGCAAACATGGTGTCGCTCTCTGCCTCGCCTCGCAAAACCTTTAACACTCCGTCAAGTTCGTGGGCAAATGGGCCATCTACCACATCGCTTGCTGTGGTGATAATGATTGTTAGCGGCTCACGTCTTGGCCCCATTGAGGTAGTCAATACGTTTTTGAGGTCTGCGCCGTTCTTACCTGCCGTGTTTCGGGCCTGGGCGTATTCGTCCATTATCACCAATGAGGCAAACAAACCATCTTTGGTTTTGGCGTTGGCGGTCAAACATTGTATGAGGCTATCACGTCCACGGTCTTTGAAAGTAATCTTTTCACGATTAACCCTAAAGTGCTTTTCCTTGGGGTCAATATCAAACATGATATTTCGTATCTCATCAAAGCATATTTTCGCCTGATCGTAACTGTTTGCGCCCACATATGCCTGAGCGTTGTTATCGCCGAAAAGCATATCATAAACCGCCAAAGCGGCGCACGATGTCGTTTTGCTGAACTTACGGGGCACGAATAGGTAGGCGGTACGTATCAGTCTGCGCCCATCTTCTCGGGCAAAACCGTAGATATTGGCAAACTGGTAGGCTTGTACCGGGGTTAGCTTGTAGCGTGTTCGCCCTCGGATGCCGCTAAACCGCAAAGCCTCGTAGAACTTGAAAAAACGCTTTACTCGCTCGGGCTTCCAATCGTACTTATCAAGCATCTGCAAAAAGCGTCTTACTCCCAATATCTCATACAGGTTGTGTGCGTCTGAGTGGCCTATCACTCCAAACACATAATCGCCGATACGCTTATCTGTTTCAATAAACGCACGGCGGTAGCGGTCGGCGTATGTACTGCGCCCCTGCTGCAACTGCTCCGATACCTCGGCTTTCAGTTGTCGAAATCTTCCTTTTTCTTCCTCTGTCATTCATCGCCCTCCTGCATCGCTGCCATAAAGTCGTTAAAACTATCGTTGTCGCTCTTTCGTTCCTTGCTCTCGGTGTTCATACCCAAAGCCCTTAACGCTTTCTGTCCCTGCTGCAACAACTCGATATATAGCTTCTCTTTCGGGTCGATTGTCTTGCGCTCGTTACCCTCCCGACTATACTCCACGTTTACGGTCTGGTGTCCGTCTGCCATGATTTCATCGCCCAAAATGTCGGCACGTACCAACAACTTAGCCGTAATATCCACTTGGTATGTAAGTTCGGATGTATATTTGCCTTGCTTCTTTAGCAACTTCACGATATACGCTTTCTTACTCTTTATCTTGGCGGCTACCTTCTTGGTGTCTTCCTCGGCGGTGGATGGCTCCGGCAAAGTCTGGCTAACTGGCAATGGGTCGGCGGTCTTTGGCTGCGCCTTTTCGTTGTAGCCTCGTTTCTTGCCCTTGGTCTTCAGGTAGAAGATGGTAGCGGTGGTGTCCCCTGCGCTGATAGCTTGCATTAGCTTGCTTTCGACAAAATCAACCTGTGTTTCCGTCACTTCGTCCACTCGCTCCCTAAACTCTGGGTCGGCGTTGTACCATCGGTAATAAGTACTGCGCCCTATGCCTATCGCCTCGCACGCTGTGGCTATGATGCCGTAGCCATACACCAAAGCCTCCAAAAACTTTTCTTTCTTTTCTTCCATACTGCGTTACTTTTCAAATGAGCGGATGCCGTCGAAGTAGTCTTTGTAAAACTCAAACAGTCCCTTATCAACTGTTATACTTCCCTGTTCCGTTCTTGGGTTAGTGTTAATGTTTGCACTTGTCTGTATGCCGAAATAAAAGCCATCGCCATAATTGCAACCTGCATATATCTTGCTGTGATTCTTGAAGACTGCGGCACGCCCTGCATCTGGGTGTTCTTGGTAGAACTTCTTAACCATCTGCCACTCTACCTTGTAGCTTCCGGGAAAAATCTCGCCCAAATACATATCAACTTTTTTAATGCGCCCTGCCTCGTACCATTGTTGCACCTGCAAAATATCCTCTGCCGCCATGCACCACGTAGATAGTAGGCAAAAATCTAAGTCGTGCTGATTCAACACCACTTTCAGGTAACTAAGGCTATCCACGTCCCCGGCTGTGATAAAGTTGTAGGTGGTGTGGTCTTGCAGCTTGACGTACTGCATAGCCTCCAATAACTTGACCTCGCTAAAGGCTCGGCGGTACTCATACCGCTGTGACAACTCGGTACATTCCTTTGTGCGTCTGTGCGCTCGCTTGGCCTGGGCGGTTGTCTCGGCCTGGCTTTCTTCTGGCTCCACCTCATCAGGTGGGGGGGCTTGAGTCTGCGTCGATCCAAATCCGCCAAAGCCTCCAAAGCCCATGTTTGTATCTTGGTTTCCAAATTTCATAGCTTCCGAATTTTATTTTTTATTGTGCCTTTTGTGCCGGGGCTTGCCACTCTGGGCAAAACCCCACGGCCCCAAAAATTAACTCACGTGTGGAAAAGGGGGTTGGTGAGGTTTAACGGGGGGTACGACCCTTTTAAAAAATCGGCCCCGGGGTCTCACCTTTCCACTTCATTTCAAAAATTTATTTACAAATCTTTTCAAATGCTCTTTGGCTCGGTTCTTCGCCTGTTGCTTGCCACACCTGCCCATCTCTGTATGTATCTTTACGTGGCACTCATGGCATAGGGCTTTGAGGTTGAAGTAATCAAACATCAGGCGTTCTTTCTCCTCTCTCGTTAGTCCGTTCTCAACTGGTATCACGTGGTGTACCTCCGTGGCTGCTGTCACTCTGTCCAACTCATCGCATCGCTCGCACAATGGATAATCACTAAGTTTGTCACGTCGCAAACGCAACCACTTGGCTGTATGTATCAGCCTAATATAATCTTTGTCCTTTGCCATAGTCTTAATACTCATCCTTGAATGTTATTGTTGCATGATACTTTCGTACCAAATAGTTGAGGCTATCCAACAAACTTTGCTGTACTCCCTGCTTGCCGCTCAAAGCCGCATCGGCTCGCTCATCTACGGTGTTGGCACAAATCAGTTTGTACACCTGCACTGGGTACTGCTGCCCCTGTCTATGTAGTCGTGCGTTGGCTTGTTGGTATAACTCCAAATTCCAACCTGTGCCAAACCAAACGATATAGTGGCCTCCCTGCTGCATATTCAAGCCGAACGCCGTGCTCATCGGGTGGGCCAATAGTACGTCTATCTTGCCGTCGTTCCACTCCCTTAGCTCCTTTTCACCCTCGTAGGACTTGACGGTATAGCCTTTCAACTTCTTGGTTATTCTGGTAACATCGTGCTTGAACTGATAGAATACTAACACATGATTGCCGTTGGCTGCCTCCACTATCTCGGCTAACTTATCCAACTTCTCATCGTGTATCTCGTGTACGTCCTTGGCATCGTCGTATATCGCACCGTTGGCAAACTGGCTTAGTTTGTTCATCAGCCCGGCGGCACTGTTCGCTAAGATATTGGCGTTTTCTCCTGTATGCAGTTCCGTAAACTCCAAAACCTTTTCTTTCTCAAACTTGGTGTATGCCTCCATCACCTTAGGCGACAAAGTAAGTTTGGTTTCGTGGGTAATCATATCTGGCAACTGCAAATAGTCCTTTGCTTGCATGGATAGACAAATGTCGGAAATTTTGTTTTTGATTATTTCCTCACATCCCTTTTTGATGTCGCACCGTACAATTACGTTGTTCCACTTGTGGGTCTCGAAGTAGGTTTCACGATACTTTGTGATACTACGCCCTAAACGTTCGCCCATGTCAATACAGTACATTTGCGCCCATAGGTCTATCAGTCCGTTAGGTGCCGGTGTTCCTGTAAGTCCTATCACTCTGTCAACCGTTGGTATCGCTGTACGCATAGCCTTGAAACGATTGCTTTTTGAACTCTTGAAACTTGTTAGCTCATCAATCACCAACACATCAAACGGTAGTTGACCACCGTACTTTCCAACCAACCACACAAAACTATCTCTGCCAATTACGTAGATGTCGGCTTTAGATGCAAGTGCCAAATTACGCTGCTTCTCTGTACCCATCACTTTTGCCACTCGTAGGCTTTGCAAGTGATTCCACTTTTCTGCCTCGGTAGTCCATGTTGTTTCAGCTACCTTTTTCGGGGCCACCACCAACACTTTGCTAACCTCGCAATCGTCTATGAGTTGTTGAAGTGCTGTAAGTGTGCTTACTGTTTTGCCTAAACCCATATCCAGAAACAAACCGCATCGTGGGTGATCTAATATCCACTGCATCGCCGTTTTCTGATATTCGTATGGTCTGTACTTCATTTCTCGTTCCTCCAGATATTAATCAATTCGTCTATACTCTGTTTGTTGTCGATGGTGTGGACTTCGTGGCCCATGCTTACCAACTCGCTTTGTCTTATGGTCTGTATCTTCGTAGGCTTCTTGCCTTTGCTCTTCAATTCAACCCATACCGTCTTACCACCACGTAGGCATATCACTCTATCAGGATAACCCACCATGTTAGCATTTGAGTATTTGAGGCAAATGCCGCCTACCTGCTTGACCTGCTCCACTAAGTATTTTTCTATCGCCTTTTCCGATACCTCGGCGTGGCGTGTTATGTTCTCTAACTTCTTCATTTCTGCCTAATTTGATAAAGCAACATTCTATTTTCAACTTTCTATATACGTGTACGTGTATGTGTAAAAAGTATAGTATATATAGGTATTATATAGTATATAACATTACTTTACTACTTATACTTATTTTATTGTTGTTATTGTTGCTTTATATAGTTACATATTGATTTTCAGCGATTTAGAAAGCAACAAAGTGAGCAACAAAGTATTTTTATTTTCGTTGCTGTTGCTCCTTTCGTTTTTGTCGCTTTCCGATTCTCACCCATGAGCAACAAAAGATTAAGCACTCACTTTGTTGCTCTAAAGGTCGCTTTCATCTTCTTCTATCGGTCTGACAAATGCCCTTTGCTTGCCGTATATCGGAAAAGTCAAAGTAGGGCGTTTTATCCATCCCATTTCGTCTAAGATGCTGTTAACCTTTCGGGCTTCATACTTGTAATCTTTGCTGCCTATGTCCTTGCCCATCACTTCGCTTAAAAATTCAGCTGCACACACTTTGGTACGTACTTCTGTGCCTACCTCATCCAATGGGTCGGGATTCTTGATGTATGAGCGTCGGCGGTTCAAATCCCATGTACTCCAATCGGTCGGTAACTTCATGTCTAAGTATGTCTGTATAGCTCCCCTTAATGGGTCGTCGGTGTTGTCGTTAAATTGGTGTTGTCTTATCTTCGCCAAAGCCTCCAACTCATCAGACAAAGCCAATATCTCACCGTCCTTGTAGCGTTGCACGGCTTCCGCCCATAACTGGTTACGGTCTGCTTGAAGTGCCGCACGGAAATCGGGATATTTGCGATACTTGGCATCTACCTCAATCACCCAAAAGCGGCGGTTTCCTGTCTCACCTTTGAGGAAATAGGTTTCATTCGTAGTACCACAAAAGATGCACTGGCGTGGGTGTGATTCCATTACGCTGCCGTATGCAGGGCGGTACATATCGTTTTGGCGGCTTATGTAGGCTTTCACCTGCTCCACATCTGAACGCTTGATACTGCCCAACTCTGGCAACTCAATAACCCAACCATTCCGGGCTTGTTCCATGCCCTTTGTACCCTCCATCGTAACAAGACTATCGCTAAACCATTCGCCGCCCATCACATTAAAAAGCGTTGATTTGCCAATACCCTCCGCACCTGCTATAATCAGGCAATAATCATACTTGCACCCCGGATTCATCACCCTGGCTACGGCGGCGGTAAAATGCTTACGTGTCATGGCTCTGTTTAACTCGTTGTCCTCTGCCCCTACATAGTCAATAATCAGTCTATCCAATCGTGGCACGCCGTCCCATTGCAGACTATTGAGGTAGTCACGTATTGGGTGTACTCTGTGGCGTGTAACGACTGCTACCAAAGCATCTTTTATTTTGTCCTTTCCGGATACGCCGTAATTCTCATCTAAGTATATCCTTAGATTAGCATCATCGGTATTGCCCCATTGTGTCGCCTCGCCGTTCCACGGCAAACCACCTGTAACGTAGTTGAAGCCGTTAAACAGATTCTGCCAGACGTGACCTTTCAATCGTGGGTCGTTCTCCAGAATAGCAATAATATTGCTTGCCGTTGACTTGATGGCTCCTTTTCGGTCATAGTCCAAATCAGCCATCCACTTATCTGATATTTCAGATACTGCGCTGCCCCCGGCTTCCGTGGTGTCTATGTCGGCAAAATCATCATTGGCCTGGCCCTGTCGCTCCTTGGTAAGTAGGATTCTAACCTTTTTGTCCTTGGCTACGAAATCTTGCATTTTCAGATATGAGGGTAAACGTGTATTGTCTGTTATCTTCGATCCCTCATCTTGGATGCCAAAAAGATGTATTCGGCAAAGGTCGAAAGCGTTGCAAAGCTGCTTACTTGCCAGGTCTGTCTCATGGTTGCTGTAAGCAAACTTGCCATCATAGCAAACCAATCCTGCCGCTACACTTCCATTGATATAGGTATAGCGTCCGTCGTGGGCGGTCTTCTCGTACACATCAGATAGAAACGTGTCAATTGCATCCTCTATTGAGTAGGCACGGCAAAAAGCACCGATTAAGCCGGGTTTTTCGGTTGGATCACCTACCTTTTTCAATTCGTGTACGATGATGTCACCCTCTCGGCTCGATACTGGCCAAAGTGCCACATCTTTATAGTCGTGGTACTGCTTTAGGAACTCATCAACGTTGCACGCCTTGCCGTCTTGGCACTCAAACACATATTCGCCATCTCTGCTTGTAGATGGATAATAAAACAATCTCGCTAACTGATAGGTGGTATCGTCGAACACCTCAATATTCAGTTTGCTTGCTATCATTCTACAAAGCGGCTCGTACTCATCTGGGCGTACCTGACGGCTCAACGGGAACACTAAACGAAAGCGTGGGTTTCCCGGCGTATGCTTGTGCGTGCTGTAAAGCATCGCCGCAAAGTCAAAGTTTAGTGTGAACTCATCCCAAAGGTCGGGTGTACCGTAGTCAATATCAAGTGTGGCAATACTTCGCCACATCACGTTAGCGGTCTTTCGTGTGCCTCCTGAAAGGTAGCCACCGACAAAACCGCCCACGTCCTTGATACTGCTTTGTTCCTCCCTGCTCATTTTGGCGTACTCGCTTACGCTTTCCGTGGTTCGCTTTGTTTCGCTGCATCGCTCTACCAACTTCGCCCATGTGGTTGCTTTGTTCTTCCACTTCTTAGCCATACGGCTATGGCCCGTTGCTATGTCGATCGGGAAATCATTGTTTAACTTTATCTGTACCATGTGCCAATCTTTCTAAAGATTCATACGATAACTTATCTAAGATACCCTTAAAGTACTTAGCATCTTCCTCGGTGCTTGCCTTGATAGTAACCGGGCGCATACCTGTTTTGCCTATTGGTGAGTGTACCACTAACTCAAATGGTCGTGGCTCATCGTCCAACTGCTCGAAAAGGTATTTAATGTTGCTTGCCTTAAATACCATAAACCTTATATGTTTGAAATCTTCTGCCATATTGTTTTACTTTTTAAGATGATCGGGTAAAAACGAAAGTATATGTTTTATAACCTCTACCGTCCAACCATTGCCCAACATACGGTATTTTTGTGTTTCTGATATTTCCCATTTATACCACTCTGGTATAGTTTGCAGTCTGGCGCATTCTGTCGGCGTTAGTCTTCTTACGTAAAGCCCCCCCACCAAAGCGTTAATCGTCTGCCCTCCGTGTCCGTTCATCAAAGCCGGACTTTTGCCATCAGCCGCATAAACTCGGTTTTGTTGATGTGGCTGTGTGCCTCCACTCTCACGGCTTGGGTTTATCTGCTTGATTCCGTCTTTTGGTTTGCTCGCTAATAAATTATTTTGTTGCCACGAATTAGCGGATAACGTAGGCGATTTGTCGGTAAAGATGCCGCCTTTGTTAAATCCTCGTGGTCGTTGCATTATCAAGTTGTCTTTACTCACTGTCGTTAAACAGTTAGTCTTTCCGGGGTTGGGCGACTGCTCAAAGTGCTGTGGCTCGCCTCGGTACGTTCTGCCTCTCTGGGCTACACAAATTAAGTCTTTCACACTACGCCCCCCCACTGTTAATGTATTCATTTTCTCGGTCTCCTTGTGGAAAACCGCCTTAAATCCGTTGCCGTTTTCTTCCTGTCGTTTGTTGTATGCCAACAACTTTTCTACGTATTCAGGACTAAGGAAATATTTTTCATCTACTTCGTCTTGTAAGATGTCCTTTATAAATATGTGTTGGTCTTCGGGCTGTGGTATTGCGCTATGTGGTGGGCCGAATAAATCACACTGCGCCGTTTTAATGTTAGTCCAATAGATACGCTTACGCACCTGTGCCGATACCAAAGCACTGTTAATGTGAACTCCCACGATACCCAAAGCCTCGTTAATCACCTGCTCCCATTGCTTGCCCATTTCCACGTTTTCAAGCATGAAAAGGATATTAGGGTTTGTCTCTCGTAGCTCGTTCAGGATTCTAACATATTCCCAAAACAAATAGCTCTGCCCCTCGAACTCAAAGCCCGGTGCCTTTAGCTCCAGATACCTTTGTAGGGTAACTATCTTTTCTTTGGTCTTGGTACTCATTCCTGCACGCTTCCCTGCAAAGCTAAAGCATTGGCATGGGCTACCGCCTATGAGTAAATCAACCTTTCCCAAATTTCGTGCGTCCACTGTTCGCACATCGCCTAACTGCACGGTGTCGGGGAAATTGAACATCGTGTTTTGGATTGCAAACTTATCTACTTCGCTTGCATAATATCTATCAATCGTTACGCCCAACTCCCTTAATGCGATTTGTCCGCAACTCATACCATCGAATAAACTTAATACTACCATGATGCTTACTTATGTGTTATTACTAACTCGGTTTTGTCTGGGTATGTCTGGGCCTTGTCGAATAAGTCCTTGCAGCGTTTCGGTATGTTGGAATAATAGCCCTTTCTTTTGTCGAACAAAGTACAAAACCCCGATGTACTTTCTTTTCCTCCCTCCATTTTCCCATTACCTAAATAAAAAGGGCATCCACCACACATATAGGGAAAATCATAAAAAGTTTTGCCGCTAATAACCACCATACTACGAGTACCAAATCTTATAATACCGCCAATCTATGCACCCTTGGCACTGTTCGCAAACCTCGCACTCTGATAGCTGACAAATGCCGTAGCCTGGTTTGTCCTCATCAGGTACATAGGATATGCAAGTTTTGCAAAAAGCCTTTTTCATAAACTGGCGGTATTGAATTAATGTATATAATGGCACGGCTTTCGCCGTGCTTAAAGATTAAAAAGCTAAAGTTTAAGGACTATAAAATAAATGCTGACACTGCCCTAACTCTGCCTGTGTTGCTGGCCTTAGCGTTCCAATGGCCCGTATTACCTTCGTAGAGGTACAGAGGCCATGCGTTGGTAGCACTGAGCTCGGTAGAAGTCCAATACCAACGGTCTTGAAGTCGATCGCCTCCGATATAGTCCAAAGCCTCGTTAATAGTCTTCTTGTTGATAAAGATACGGTACAACTCGCCCAAAGATGGTATATACCATTCGTCTGCTAACTGTATCTTTGGATTCAGGATATTACGCAAATGGTCGGTATTGTTTGCACCGACCATGTCTGCCACGGCATCGTCGTAGTTACGGATATAGTAGGCTTTATCCTCTGCCTCGTTGGTGTTGTTGGCTGTGGTTAGCGTGATACCCTCGCCCTTGGCTTCATCATGCAAAGCAATTTCGATGCTGAAATCACCCATCTTTAAGCCGATAGCCACTACCTCGCTTTCGTCTAACTCTGTTTCGTCGTAAGCGAAGTAAGTAAACTTACCGTTGGCGTGAACGAAATAAACGCCATCCTCTACTTGGTCGGCTTTTGATAACTGCGCCTGTTCGTGCTTTTCGTTGGCCCCCATGATGAAAGCGTATGCCTTTTTAGCATCTTCCATGTTGCCACACCACTGTAAAATCTCGTAACGGAATTGTTGTTTATCCGTCAATGCCTTGTTTGTCTGTATTTCCATTTTTGTATATGCCTTATTGTTGTTTAATCTTTCAAGTAATATGGGGTTGTGTACCCTGCACCTTTGAGGGGCAAATCCTTACACCACGGTATCGGCTCGCTAAACAAGGCCTCAACCATCTGTAATGTTTGGTCGGGGGTTGCCTCCACTATTATTTCATCGTGGATATGGAACACCACGTTTAACCCTCGCTGTTCGGCTCTAAGTATCACCATTCCCAATATATCACGTGCCGTAGCCTGTACGATGTTCTCGGTTAGCTTTCCGCCGTAGGTTCTGACCTTTCCCCATTTCTTCGTAGTCTGGTTCAAACCCTCGTACTCTATAATCTCGTGGTCGCCTCGCCAACCGTCGTTTGTCTCGATTCCAACCTCTGCACGTGGGTAACAAATGGTTCTGCCGCTTGGTAGGGTAATCAGCAACATACCCCAACGATAACCGATTTTGATACCTTGCTGTATGGTTATTTCTCGCCCTGTCTTGATGGCTGTAATGGCTGCTTTCTCCACGGTTCGCCATAACTTAACGATATGTGGGTTACTGTCTCGCCACTTGGCTACGATGTCCTTTTCTTCGGATTCCGACAAACCTAACTTCTTGCCGCCCATTGCTTCCAAAGCTGCCACACCGCCGCCGTAGCCCAAACCTAAGACGGCTACCTTGCCTTTTGGTCGTAAATCACCGTTGGGGCCGTGCTTTTGGACTGGCACGCCAAACATCTTGCTCGCTGTCTCACAATAGATGTCATGCCCTGCCCTGAAAGCGTCCAATACCCACGTTTCACCTGCTATCCACGCTATCACACGTGCCTCAATCGCCGAAAAGTCGCATACATGGAACGTGCAACCTGGCTTTGCTATGAAAGCGGTACGTATTAACTCGCTAAGTACTTGGGTAACGTTTCCGTAGTTCATTTCAAACTCTTCCAAATCACCCTGCTTAACCAAATAGCGTGCATCGTCCAAACTCTCCAGATGGTTTTGTGGCAAATTCTGCAACTGCACTAAACGCCCTGCCCATCTGCCTGTACGTGCTGCACCACAAAACTGCAACAAACCATGTACTCGGCTATCCTTGCAGACACATTTTTGCATAGCTGTGTATTTCTTATTAGAAGTCTTACCCATTTTCCTACGCAAAACCAAAACTTTCTGCACCTTGGGCCAATACTTAAATTGTACCTTATAGTCGTCCAAATTATTTTTGTTGAGGCTGTCAATAGTAAACCCGGTGTTCTCGGATATGTATTGCTTAATCTGTCCGGGGCTGTTCGGGTTACTCATGCCTGTAAGTTCTCGGGCTTCTGCAAATAGCTCATCTTTGTATAGCTCATCAAATCGGGCGGCGTTGTTTACCAATACTTGGTCTATCATCACGCCACGGTCGTTAATGTGCTGATCGGCTGTGTACAAATCTTCGTCAAACTCCGGTGCTTCCAATCTCCTGACTTTTTTTAAGATGGCTTGCTCCACCTCCACGTCTCGGATATTGTAGCGTTTGAGTGTGTCCCACTTTTCGGGGGCATCGCTTGGTTTGTGTCGTATGTATTTCGTTACTCCCTGCTTTGTTTGCTTGTTTGGAATACTGAAATATCTAATGAGGGCTTTGCCCTCACTCATCTTTCTGTCTTCCAATTTCAGCACCTCACCGCATTGAGCCAACGAAAGCGGCAAACCCATTCGGGCGGCTCTCACCATCGTACACCGCCATTGCTTCGGGTCTAAGCGGTCGGATAACCCCAAATAAACACCTAAACAAATACGCTCGAAAGCTGCATTGTAAGCGGTCTTTATTACGGTTGGGTCGGTTAGTGCTGCCTTAATCTCTGGCGGTAATTCTTCACCGCTCGCTAAGTCCACACATTGCACCAGGCCACCGTCCACGCTGTAAGCGAAAAGCAAAATATCAAAGTCTTCTGCCTCCACATACTTGTAAACGCCACATTCGGTTAGGTCGTTGCTGCTGTATGTTTCGATGTCTATGCCTAATTCTTCCATACGCTGTTTTATATAAAACCCCGGCGGCTTATCCGTTGCCTTTAATTCCATTCTCACCGCCGGGGCCATCAACTTAACATTTTATCGTAGAAAAGAAAATCGCTTACAAATCCTCATCGTCTTCATCGTCAAAGTCCATTCCGCTAAAGTCGCTTTCGGCTGATACTCTGCCGCCCAAATGGTCGTCGTCCTTGAACTTCATAATATTGTTGAGTCCGCACGCTACGCCCTTGTTACCGCTCACGTCGTAGCCGTAGAAAGTAACCGACACGATAGCCCAACAACCGCTGTAAACCTCTTCCTCGTCAACGATAGGGACTTTCTTCTTATCCACCACTCCAGGGCGTGTGTTGCTCTTGGCGTTTAAATAGAAGTGGTCGGCATAAACCTCATCTTCCTTTTCGTCGCCGTCACGTAGTGGCAAATCCAACTTCTTAGGCTCTTTGCCTCCCCATTTGGCTACGATAGCGGCTTTCTTGGCTGCTTCGATAGCCTTGTTAAGGGCTTCGATGGTCTTTTTCTCTGACCTCGGTATAAGTACGTTGGTCATAAACTTGCCCTCTCCGTCTCCGTCTGGGCTGTACTTCTCGAAAACGTGTGTGTAACTCAATCGGCAAGGGCCGAAAATTACCTTAGTGTCATTAACTACTTTAGGGTCTATCATAATTGTATGAATTTAAATTGTTACTGAATATCTTTGAAATCGTCCGCCGCTTGGTTGAAAGCTGGTCGTTTGTCGCTGTCAGGCACTAACGTAGGCTTTCCCTGTGGCTTGTTGATGTAGTCGGCGCATAGCGTGCCAAAGCGTTTCTTACCTATCAGTTTTTCCAAATCGGTAATACTTCGTAGCTCGGTAGGCTTTATGTAGGATTCCTTTGCAAATCCCTCCTTGCCCAAAAGTTCCATAACTGCGCTTGGGTCGGTAATCTTTCTTACACTGCGCCCCTCCACGATTTTGAAACCTTGGTACTGCACACCTTCCAACGCTTGTTGTAGGCTGTATTCCTCAACTCCAGATAGCCACGTTTTGAAAGTTGATAGCAAAGGCAAAATGGTACGTTCCATGTCCTCTTTGCTGATTAACTTAGGGTCTTGGTTGGCTTGCTGTGCTTTGATGCAAGTTGTGGCGATTGCCTTGCAGCTTGCCTTTACCTTGCAGAACTGGCACCATACACCAGGCTTTTGTGTTCCACCTGCATAGGCTTCCTTTGCTTTTGGTTGCAGTTCATCAACCGCCCAATTAATCAGGTCGCTTGCACTTACCTCGAACTCTGAAAGGTTATCGATACGTGGCTGTACGATAGTCATACGTACTTTCTGTATGTTATATTCAAAATTGAATAAGTCCCACGCACCTAAAGCGTAAATCATCATCTGTGGATTTTCCACGGCTGAAACCTTTACACCCTTACCATACTTGAAGTCGATCACCTCCATTACACCGTCGGCAATGATTACCGCATCAGAAGTGCCAAAGGCTTCTGGTATGTAATGGCTAAAATCTAACTTGACCTCTACCAATAATTGTGCGTCCTTGGTCTTCTTTCGGGCAGTGTTGAACTTCTCCAGTACGATAGTTTTGTACATATCGGTGTACTCGTCCATTTCGCCACTGTGGTACTGCTCGTCTAACTGCGCTATCTCGGCTTTTTCCTCACCTACTGCCAAACCTAAAAACTCTTTCAGTTTCTTGGCGCAATAGGCGTGGGCTAACGTTCCCTCCTCTGCAAAGGCGCTGCCCTTATCCTCCACGTCTCTTTCCAGAAGTGGGGCGGCTGTGCAATTCATCCATCTGTGGGCTGCACTTGGTGATAATATAGCGTGTTTACCTGCCATAACTTTACGATATTATAGGGTTATTAAAATGGGCATTCAGTGCCGATTGTTCCATCTTTGAGTATCTGCAATTCATCGCACTGCTTGATAAAATTTGCACGTTGCTCGGTCGGCAAAGCACTTGGTTTGTCTGCACCCAACAAAGCGGCTATGTTCTTGAACTGTGCCGTTAGTGCCTTGTGGTACTTCTTGTATGCCTCGCCTTCGGTGTTCTCCTTGTAGTCCTCGCCCTCTATACGTTGGCGTGTTCTGTGCATCGCCGCCCTAACATCTTCGGCGGTTAGTTCCTTTGGGGCCGCCTCGGCTTGTGTCTGGCTCTCGCCTTGTGGGGCTGCTTGCTCTCCGTTGGCATCGGCTTGACCCCCTGCTGCCTCCTGTTCCTCGTTCCCTGTTGGCTCTTTGGTAGGCTCAGACTTGGTGTCGGTGTTAGCGTCGGCGGTTGCTTCCTCTTTCTTCTTTCTGCCTCGCTTGTTGGTTGGCTGTTGAGGCTGTGCCGTGGTGGTGTCCTTTGGCTTTTCCTCTACTTGTGCGTGAGTATCGAGTAACGCCTCGTTGCTCTGCACGATGGTTGGTTTGTGGCTCAAAATTGAGCTAACCAACTGTACTAATTCGGGTGTTACACCCAAATTAACCTGTACGTTGATGCTAAAATCTGTTTTCATCTTTGTATATGCTTAATGTTGTTACTCGTCTTCGTTGATGTACTCTATAAGTTCATCTATCTTTCTGTGCTTGACAAACCATACATATAGGCGTATGTCTATGTATGTGAGTGTAAAGGCTGTAAACTTGGAATAGATTACCAACTCCCAATAATTCGGGTTGCCATCGTGAGGCATCCCAATCAGATTAAAGAAAGCTGCTACGCCGATAGCCATTATCAGCCAATAACGCCAATTCTTCATTACTTTTTTCATGTTCCTGCGATTTTAAAGATACATTGATTTCCAACACTTGATTATTTCCGCCCCCGTAGTGATTAAGCCTTTTCCGGCTTTTCGAATTCTGAACTTAATAAGCCCCTCGTTAGCGTATCGGCTGACAGTGTGGCGGTCTATGTGCAACGCTTTGGCTGCTTGCCCTTGGTTATACAAACCGTCTGGCTCTACTTCGGGTTTGGTTATAATCATATAGCGTTATGTGTGATAGTTAGTGTATTGGCCGTATAGTCCGTTTTAACGCTGAACTTGCAACCCATCAAATTTTGTAGCTGATACGCCGTAGCCTTGCCATTGTCGCACGCTTTCGCATCAGGTAGGTAAAATGTTTTCGTCTTTCCTACGTCAATTGCCCGCAAATCGTCACGCGTCAATTTGATTGCTTTTCCTGTTTCGTCTGCCATAAGAGTATAAATTTTATTAAAATTACTTACTTAGCTACTTATACCTTTGGAGAAAAAGAAAAACTGCCGTATATTTGCAGTTGAGTTTTGGTGATGTTGGACAAATAGTCCGGCAGTCTTTTCTATGCTCTTGAGGTTAGTTACTTACTTATCTCGGGTGCAAAGATACGTTATTTCCACGTCTTTACCAAATAAATGACGTAAAAATGGCATTTTATTAACACTTATTAAT